AGGGAATAAATCATTAAGGATTTACCTGAGGCTGTGGGTGATATCAATAATTTTCTATTATGTCTTAGAGCATCGTATACTCCCTCCACTTGATACTCTCGTGGAGAATGAGAACAAATAGAAGACATGTAATCTTTTACACCTTCATATGAAATACCTTCATTAACTTCAAAAGGTGTTCCATAAAACTTATTTTCTTTAAACTCATATGTATAATTATGCAGAGTTAATTTATCGATTACCTTATCAAGTAATCCGGCATAAATTTCTCCGGTATGAGTGCTTAACAGTCGAATCTTGCCATCCCAGTGTCTGCTTCTGTACTGGGACATAAATTTTGCAGATTCAACCTCAAATGTAAAATATGGTTGAAGTTCGTATAAGATATGAGATTCACAATGTAACTTAACGTAAACCTCATTCTTTTTTTCAATGATGACATCACTCATAGCATTATAATTGCTATGAGTATTTATTTACCCTAGTCCAGCGTTAAATCTCATAAACTCAATCGCATTTTTAATCTGATACGTTCTGTTTTGAATCATTTTGAGAATGCTTTCAATATAAGTCAGCATTGTGTCGTAGTAATCAATCTTCAAACATACAGTTGAAAGTTTTTCGTCTGCATCAAGATACTTTTGCATTGTATCTTTGTCGCGAATCTTTTTGGGAAAAGGATTTTCTACATATACTTCTGGGTCCGATTTGCCAGAATAATATTCATATCTTTCGTGTCTAATATTTCTTTTTTGTTGCTCTGCCTTCTTTCTCAAAAGAAATATGGTATTATATAACTCAAAATATTTTGCATGAAGAATGGGAATATTTGTAGACTCTGTATGGAGATTATCCATATCAATTTTGGAGTCTTGTTCCCACATCTTTTGAATAATATCGAGGTCTAAACTCATAAAGGATTGCCACCAAGATCTACTATATTGTAGATAGTATACTTGAAACTCACGTCTGCTGTAAAGTATTGGATATCAGTGTCTGTCGAGTCGAACGTTAATGTTGAAAGAGAATATGGAAATAAATCTTTGAATGATACTTGGAAGTTTGCAATTTGATTACTGGTTAAAACCTGTAAGGTTCCATCGGAGTATATATTTTGCATATCATTTTTATAATTCCCTTGTATCTTTCCAGTTGATTCAAATTCTTGAAATTGACTTAATTTTTCCGGATAACCTAGACCTCTAATCCAGTTTTGAATTTCCATATAATTTTCAAGATTTTCATCAACCAAAAACCTAAGTGATAGATCACCAAAAACAATCTTATCTCCTGGGGTATCAATATCTTTGAGATATGATGGTTGAATTGCAACACCAAGATTCAAGTCTGGTATATTTGCCTGATTGCAAAAAAATGTGACTTTGGGAGTTCTAGTAAGCGTAAATTTAAATCCTGTTGGTGAAAGAAAATTTCTATTTTCAATCTGAGAAGCGACCATGGTTTTTTAAATATTTAGAATAAAAAAGGGACCCTTTTGGGTCCCTTGAAACTTATGTGAAATAAATCACATGAGGTTCTTAACTGCAACGCGTCTGTAATAACGGTTGCTGTTAACTTGAAGTCTACCAAGACCTTGCTCAGTTCCTTCAGCGAATGGATTAGCAACAAGACCATAACGAGTCTTGAATCCAATTTTTGGCTGGAAGGAGTTCTCACCAACGGCACGAACCATTTGGAGAGGAACATAAGGACAATAGAAGAGTCCAGCGTCATAAGGTGAAGAACCCTTATAACCAACAACGTAGTACTGGTTACCTGGAGTTGCGTTACCTGAAGTCAAGTTAGCAGCATATGGGTCAATGTAGACACGGAACTTGCCCATTAGAGTACCAGCAAAGGTGTTGCCAGTATCATCGACAGTCAGGTTAGCGTTGAGTGCTGGGGTGTAGTCAAGAACACCAGCCATAGTTAGAGCGGAAGCAACGTCTGCAGAACAGATGATGGTGTTGCCCTTTCCACGACGAGTTCTCTGAGCGATTGCATTAGCATCACGCTCAATTTGGAAAAGAAGACCCTTGAACTTCTCAACAGACCAACGACCGTTGGAGTCAACGTCGAGGTCGAAGATACCAGGAGTTGCAACGTTCTGAACAGCACCCTGCTCAGCAACCTTATAAATGGTTCTAATAACTTCGCGGTTGATTTCTGCAAGAATCTCAGTTGACAGAATGTTTGCCAACTCAGCTTCTGCATTCAGACCATGGATTGCCTTAAGGTCTTGAGCAAGCTCAAGTGAGTACTCTGCCTTCAGAGCGCGTGACTTTGCAGTAACGGTGACTTTCTCAATTGAGAATGCCATCTGGTTGAATGCATCAGCACCGGTGCCGTCAAGATTCTCTGCAGAATCTGTACGCATACCCTGACCAACATCATATCCGGTGGATGATGCAGATGAAACTGGGTTTAGGACGGATGGATTGGAACCTGACTGGGAGGTAGTACCCATACCAGCGGTAACATCCGAGAAACCAGCAGTATCATCACGACCTGCAGGTTGACCGGAGAATGCCGAATCTACTTCATCAAAGAAGGTTTCAGCGCCAGATTGACTCTGGTAACGTGAACGCATTGCGAAGATGAGCCCAGTAGGACCACTCATTGGTTGAACGCCTGCAATATCATAGGCGATCAGGTTAGGCATCGAACGACGGATCAGTGAGATCAGTACGGGATCGAAACCTGCGGTAGGACCAGCTGCAGTAGCAGATCCTGTAAATCCACCATTACCAACTGCGTTAGTTGGTGCTTCGGTCAGGAATGAACCTGACGTTTCGAAAGAAGATTGCTCTCTTAAAAATCTTTCTTGGTTTTCGAGCAGGACAGCGGTTACAGCCTTTCTGTGTGAATCTTTGATAGGATCAAGACCCTCATAGTTCAGGAGTGGTGCCCACTTTTCCTGCAGATGCTCTGAATGGAACATTTGCGTTTTACCTTTTTACTAAAGTGCGTTTTTGTGTTTGAATTATATTAAATTCAATTATTTGCTGAATGCTGAGAGAGTCTTTAGGTAAGTAGCCATTGATCCAGAAACTAATTCTGGAGCACTGTCCACACCCTCAGACAGACTTTCAGTTCTTGCTTTTGGAGAAACTCCTCTTGATGGGAAATATGATTCCCTCAAAGTCTCCAGTTTTTCACGATATTCTTCTTCACTTTCAAACTCAACACTTTCGGCAAGTGAAGCGAGCTTGTCTTTCTGAGTAGCAGCAAGGCCCTCAGAGACCTGTTCAAAGATTCCGTCAGCAACCGACTCTGCGAGACGCTTGTTTAGGGAAACATTCTTCTCAATTTGCTCGTTGAGTTTTGTCTCCATTTCATCAAGTTTATCTACCATGCTCTCAAGCACATCATATTTATCTTCAGGGATTGTTACATAATGTTCTTCAAAAAGACCCTTCATTCCTTCAAGGAATGATTCGGTCATTTCAGTCTTAAGACCTTTTTCGATGGCAAGTGCATTTTCTTCCATCCACTCACCAGCAACATACTCAAGATAAGCGTCTACACGCTCAGCAAGTTCTGTCTTAATTTCTTCTACTTCTTCTGCAAGCGCAGTAGCATACTGCTCTTGAAGTGCCTCTTGAATATCGGCAACTTTTGAACGTAGAGCTGCTTCAAAGATGGTACGTGCTTTCTCTTGGAATTCCTCAGAAAGCTCCTCACCTTCAAGAAGAGCATTAACATCTTCTTCGATGTCAAACTCTTCTTCCATTTCCTCTTCTTCGTCTTCTTCGTCTTCTTCCTTCTTACCTTTTTTACCGCCCTCTTCTTCCTCTTCCTCTTCGTGCTTGGCTTCTGCTACCACTTCTTCGGTATCTTCTAAGAGTTCTTCATCTTGATCATAATCAAACTCTTCATCTTCCTTAACACCCGTCATACCTTCTGCAGGCTTAGCACCTTTGTTTACAACATCCTTAACTTGCTTAAGGGTTGCGCCAGGTGTCTTGAGCTTCGCAGAATCGTCTGTTGAACGATAGTTGGTGGGGTCGGGACCTCCAAGATCTTCCCATCCACCAGTTTGTCCAGGGGTTGCGCCAGATAAATGTGGCATTGCATCCGCTGCTTTAGCATTTGCGTTGACAGCGGTTCTGGATTGCTTAGTGCCTACTTCCATTTCTTGTAAATCTCCACGAGACATTTGAACTCTCCGTTTAACCTTAGTTATAAACTATATTTATTTATAATTTAATAAATTACAATGAGTTTAAAAACTCATTGAATAAACTCAACTTATACTCTTCAAGCAGTTTTTCATCTACAAGAGTATTGATTCTCCTTTGAGTTTGCTCCGCCATTTTTTCGCGAAGCATTCCACCATCCCATATCCACTCTTTACCTTCCATAATTCCCTGAACAAAAGCATCTGGTGCGGAGGGATCTGCTACAATATCGGCAGCGGTTGCAAGCATGAAGTCTTCACCGACTTCAGTATAACCTTCATTATTTGACTTAACTGAACCAATACCGCGAGAAGAAACGCCAAGAGTAACACCTTCTTTGAGAAGTGACTCTGCAATTTTTCCCATTGGAGTAGATAAAATTTGTGCCTTACCAATAAAATTATTTCCTTCACGTTGAAGTGAAACAATTTTGTGAGAAACACGGTCGAGGTTTACAGTTGGTCCATCAGGATGTCCTAGTTCACCAAGAGCACGACCTTTATCAACATACTGTTCAGTATAACGCTTTACCTCTCTTTCCATAACAGGTAAACGATACATTCTACCGTTTCTGTTCACAACTTCAGTCTGAAGGAAAGGTCCTTGAATATAAAGAGTCTTCTTACCGTTGACCGTTTCGGTAAGAACTTCTACTGATTCGATTTCTTCGGTAATAAGTTTCATTATGCTTGTCCTGAAATTTGTACTTGTTGTGCATATAATGTACCAGCACCACCTTCTGTTCTTGCTGCTAATCTATAAGAAAGAGAAACAGATGCATCTGGTGAATTGAATGCTGTTAATATTCCACTGGAATTATAATTTACAGTAAATCTCTTTTGGAAATATCCGTCATAAGTGGATGTTGTATTCACTGAAAGAACTTCAGCATGAGTGAAGTTGTGATATTGAGACCCTGAAAGAGTTACAAAATCACCAACACCAAAAGGTGCTTGAGTTCCCTCTGGGCAATCAATGATTGTTGTAGTTCCAGTAGTTACGCCAACAACTCTGTTAGATGCTTTAGTAATAGCAAGAGTTGCAGTTCCGCCGGCAGGAACATAATAATCTGCGGTTGTCGCTGTTGGATTTGTTCCAATTGCAACAAATGCTCCAGCACTTACAGCAACAACTCTTACTACATTAGTTTGTGCAGTAAAAGAAGTTGTCATCGCTGATGCTGCACCTGTTGTTAATGAAATACCAGCACCTATCGGTCTATGAGCCATTATTTTT